AGCAACAGCTGGGACGACCGAGGTAAGGTCCTGCTCCGTTACCAGAACGCCTGGTGATAGCTGAAATGCCATATTTTTCTCCTTATAATGTTATTCTGTCATAACAAATTTTATACCAGTATATTTATAAATACTGAACTTTGACTATTACCAGTTACGTTCTTTTATAAAATCCGAGTAGTCTTTTTGATATTTGTCATTTATCCAAATATCCCCACCTATTACCTCTACCTCTGGCTCATTAGATAACCCGTTATCTATAAAACCAAATGGAGTTAATTCGTCTTCTATATTCTTCATCTGCGAACTATAGAGTGCTTGTCTATTGTTTGCATTCATTAGATCTTTAAACATAGGGTCATTAGTGGCCCATGCAAAAAGAACTAATGTCATTGTTAAGTCGTCGTTATAGCCTTCATCAGCTTGAAACACACCATTGTGTTCAATGAATGTAGAAAATTCTGATATAATATCTCTATCAAATACAAGTAGTTTATTTTCTTCTACCAAAGATTTTAAAGTTGCACACCCTATGCGCTTAACTTGTTTTGTAGTTCTTACACCCAGAATAGAACTTCTTCCAGAACTAGATAGAACTTGACCGTACCTGGCATCTGAACCGACCCAGATCATGTTTTCATACTCAAGGTCATTATGAATAATATCGGCAACTTGTTGACCAATATCATTAATCTCAACCAATACATATGCACTGTTATAATCCTTAGATACCTTATGAATTACAGTAGGGTATAGAAGAGGACTAATCTTGTTGTTTCTATATTTAGCTACAACTTTATAAGGGTATTCTGTTGTATCAATTACAGTAAAGGCAGAATAATCTCCACCGATACCCCTAGATGTATCAACAGTTGTAAAGTATACGTGTCCTGGTACAGGGTATTCTAAAATATCTAATCCATCCTTTTCATGCATGAATGGAATTGGAGACATTCTAGCAATTGTATCAGGAGCAATTAAAGTATTAGATGAACCAAGGAATGCACATAAAACCTCTTGGTTAAACTTAAGTTCGCCTAAAACAGATTTCTGTTCGGCAGCCCACTTTTCATCTCTACCTGGAATTTTCCAATAAGGTATTTGTAATGCAACAAAACCGTTTCGGCCTTCTTGAGCGTCATTCCAATACTTCCAAAAATGATTATAACCTAAAGGCGTAGAGGTTAGCAACACCTTTGTAGTCTCACCAGCCATAATGGTTGGATATGTTGAGGTAAAGAACTCTTCTGCCACATTGTTAGGAATAATAGCTGCCTCGTCAATGTATAGCCAGTTAACTGATTTACCTCGAATACCAGAAGTTGAAGTGGCAGATGTAAAAACCTTTGAACCATTCTCTAATTCAACGTCACCTTTGTTCCAGGTTTTAATACCTTGCTGCATCCACAGAGGTAAATTCTCATACATAATTTGGTAACGAGACAATACTTCTCTGGCTGCTGTTGACTTGTTAGCTAAAATAGCAACAGTCTTATTAGAATTAAAAATAGTGTAATGAAGTATACAGGCAGCCGATGTAATAGTTTTACCCTGCTGACGTCCTTCCATTAAAATAACTTTCCTGTTATTCATAATGACGTCTACCTTTTCTCTTTGGCAGTCGTATAAACTGAATAGAATCAAACCTCTATCTAAAGAGACAATGTAGCAGTAATTTTCAATAAAGTATATTGGGTCTTCCTTACATTTCATTAACTCCTTTACCTGCTCGGAGGTAAACTGCATCTCAAAACCAGCAGGCTTGAGTAAGTCATTACCATTATAACTATTATTTTCCATTAATCATCTTCATAAGATCAGATGTAGAACCAGCAAATACAATATTATTCTGCTGTTTAATATTTTCGTTCTTACCGTTTGCTTTATCTATATCTTTTTTAGTTTTATGAAGCCCTATTAGTTCTTTTGTAATAGCAGTTTGCGCAGATATTAATTGCCCTGCGACTTCAAATGCTCTTGGGTTTTCAGAGTTCTTAGCAATATGAACCAATTCAGTCATTACATCTTCGTTTTTATTGATTAATCCTCGAAGTGTATTACGAGCCAATTGAAAGTCATCCTCCTGATCTAACTCAGAAGGATTGTATGCAACTGGCATACTGGTTGGAATATTTAAATCAACTGTTGTATCTATATTAAATACATCGTTAATTTTGTTAAGTGATTTCATTAAAAGTCCTCAAACGTATCTATAATATCAATCGTATCACCTGGAACGGCGGTACCGGGGTCGACTGTTGCGGTGTATGAGAATTGTTTATTAGATAGTGCGGGATCTGAAAATGTATTAACGTTTGTAGTTCTGATAATACCCTGTCTGTTGATTGGGCCGTAGAAGTTAAGTTTCATTGTAAAGTTAAGTGTCCAAATAATAGCTCTTCTTTGAGTGAAGTCACCTTCATACTCATCTTCATAAGTTATGTTATCTAAAATAATAGGTAAATCGTTCTTAATACCCATTGCTGGGATTGCATTAAGAGTCAAGTTATAGTCAGGGTTAAAATAAGGTAAAATTTGTTCAATAATCTGTAACCCATCATCTTGGTTTTTAGTATACGCATACAAAGACATAGCAATGTTATAGGGAGTAGGGGCGTACTGAGCGTTTAAAGATGTGGTCGATGAACCATTAAGTGCTCTATTCTGCTGTACTAAACTAACTCTTCTGGATGGATCGTAGGATAAACTTATCATTTCAAACCCAAGCCTTGGTAGAAAAGTTTCAAAACTTTGTTCAAATGATTGGGGTTGTGCAGCAATTCTGGCTAGAAACTTTTGTTTAGGTGAATAGGATAAAGGTACCCGAAGTGTTTGGGTAATACCACCACTAGAATTTAATCTATCAATATGAATGTTATTAAACATATTACCAAAAGCCACGATTGACTTTCGTACTGTACCATGATAGAATTTATCAAACATTTATCTCTCCGAATGGGTTTCTTTCGGAGAAGTCTAGAACAGAAATCTCACCTCTAAAGTCTTCATTATTAACATTAGGGAAGATTGTACCTAGATTATAGGATTGAAGGATTATTCCTGCAGGACTATATTCTTCTAGTAACACTCTGTCTCCATTTTGAAGCAATAAATTAAACGCATTAATGTCAGCAGACTTATCAGATGCAATACTATCTATCTCAGATACCCCAGTATCAAAGACCTCAGAAGAGTACTGCATTAACTCACATTGAAGTTTATAAACATAAAGTTTGCCAACTTGGAAGAACGGATCAGTTGACTCAACTAATTTAATTTCAAAGAATGCCTTGGTTAAAGGAAAGTAAATAACATCACCTTCAGACGGTCTGGTAGTCAGCACAGCATCACCAGATCTTGCAATTACCTCATCCCATCTTCTTCTGGATACAATGAAGGTTGCAGTATCTCTAATCTCTACCCCAAACTTAGACATTAAATCCCCGTCACCTTCAAACCCAGTAACGTTCTGCATATACATTTCTAACGGGTATGCGGAATCGTAACTATTTAATGTATCTTCACCTAGTATTGTATCTTCATTAACTGCATGTCTAGGTATGTAGTACGTATCAAAGCCATATATTTTCAGACACTCTATTATAATGTCTTCCATGAGCAACTGCTCTGAAGATCTACCTCCAGGTATACCAGATTGAAAATAAAAGTTGGTTGCCATTATTCGGTATACCCACGTGGATTAGTTATTGCCTTCATGGTATAATCCATATGTGGGCTGATGAGATTATGTACATATATTATTAACCTGTAAAGAAATCTACAGGTAATTGCCAAGTAGACTTAGCTTCTTCTTGTAGTTGTTTAATTTCATCTTGTGCCTCGTCAAAGATCTTTTGACCATTCAACGTTACTCCACCTGGTAATTGAACACCTTCAAACTTTTTAAGATTAATACCCCATTGACGCTTAATTAAAGATGTAGTATAGGATAACAAGAAGTAATCATTATACACATCAGTATACGTATCAGGGTCTAAAGTACGAAATGCTTCTATGATTACGTAATCACCTATAGCAAGATCACCACCATCTCCCCAGGTTAAGTCAATAAACAGCCTATTCATATGACGATTAAACCTAACAGGTTTTTGCCCTGTCATTAGGTCATTAATCATATTAATATGCATTTTTAACATTGTATAATACTGAATATCAGTATTTGTTAAAGACTGGATATTGTTAAGCATTAATTGGTACTTAGCATCAAAGAAGCTTATACTGTTAGATCTGCTTGACAAAGGTAACGTTCTTACAACACTCAAAACTGAATCGTTCAGTGTAATATACTTATTATCAAAATTACCAAGTGTAAGTGAAGTTAATACAGCTGATGTACCAGAGCTGGCTCCAGTTAAAGTTTCTCCAGCAGAGAAGGTACCTGAAGTATTCTTTACATATACTTTATTAGCGGCAAAAGCGGCATGAACATATGTCGTAGCTCTAGAAGATGCACCGGTAATCTTTTCACCAATAGAAAAGTTACCAGCGTTAACACCAACAATTTGTAATGTTGATGCGGTAATTTGTTCTTTTAGATACACCGATTCTACGGCGTCATAATGGTAATCTCTATAAAATTGAAACGCTTCATCAACACGATCTTCTAACTGATCATCGTCTATGTTTATTTCGATTACCGGGTGCCCAAGAGCTCTCAGGCAATAATCAATTAATTCTTGTCTTGATGCTGGAGATGCCATTATAGTTTCTCGATTTGTTTCTTAAGAGTATTTATTTGATCTTGTTGTTCTTTAATCGCTTCAACCAGGACCCCTATTAAGTTATTATACTTAATACCGAGATACCCAGTATCATCTTGTGACACTATTTCAGGTATTACTTTTTCTGCTTCTTGAGCAATTAAACCAATAGCCTTAGCTCCACCCTCTTTCCAATCAAAAGTTACTCCGCGAAGGGCAATAACTTTATCAAGTGCACTTTCAACAGTCTTGATATTCTTCTTTAATCTTTTATCAGATGAAGAGTTATAATCTGTTGATGTTAACAAACCAGTAGACGGGTTAAATGTTAACTTAGTAGAAGATACGTTTGCTGCGCTTATTGAACCTGATGTGGCAGAAGTAAATGATATATATCTGGTTGAATTAGTTGTCGTATCATCAGTAATGGCTGTACCTGATGTGATAGAAACATTAGATGCTGCTGTAATTCTACCGTACGTATCAACTGTAAAGGAAGGTATTAAAGTAGCATTACCGTAAGATGCAGCAGATACACCAGATGCAGCAGCAGATGCAAGCAAAGTAGTCTGCCCAGCACCTAGACCACTAACACCAGTACCGATAGGTAGCCCGGTAGCGTTTGTAAGAGTACCTGAAGATGGGGTTCCAAGAGCACCGTTAAATGTAACAAAAGCGCCAGCTGAACCAACCGCAA